GCACTAGTCACATAAGAATAATTTTCATCTTTAAATACTGAAAATATTTCTGTGGGGATATTTTCAACGGCAGCATTAATTTGAATATCAGAACTAGAAGATAATCTTCCTACCTCATTCAATCTCCAACTAGTGAATTGAACTCTTGAATCAAATGCACCGTCAGCAGAAAGTTTGATTTTTTCTCCTGACTCAAAATAGTTTGAACCATCATTAATTTTTACTTCAGAAAGAACACCAAGAACTCTCATTTTGACTTCATCAGAATCTTCAGTTTTTCCTGGAGGATATCCAAAGATAAAATCTGTTGTTCTTACATCAGCATTTGTAAAGTGTGCCGCCGCATTAGTATCATAAGTGCCTCTACCACAGTCAATGAATTGATTGATGGTTTTTGTTCTATATGTAATAACCTCGCCATCAATTTCAATGATACCATTCAATCTAGGAAAACTGACAGTACTATCAACTGTAATTACTGTATCTGTTGCAGAAATATTTCTTCTTAAAATAGTTGTGCTTGGAACTGTAAATGGTTGAGATTCAAGAACATTTAATCTAAGTTCATAAATGTTCTTGGATCCAGAAGCATAATTAGAAATATTATTGACTAGAAGATCATCAATAATTGCTTCAGCTTGAATTTTTCCTGTTGCATCTGTTTGTCTGATCTGAGCACCAACTAGATCATAAGGATTTCCTTGAATCTCTTCTACCTTAATAATATCATCAACAGTAAAATCAGAATATGAAGCTTTGATTACTCTATCTTTTGGATAGCGAATAGTAATCTCTTCATCAAATAGTGCTCTAAAAAGAAACTCTACTGAAAGGTCAGTTCCTTTGTAACTATAAAAATCTTTAATATTTCTAATTAGTGTATCCTTACCAATCTGATCAGAAATGTTTTCATGTGGGAATCCAGCAAGATACTGCTCTTCGTAATTTTTTAATACGAAAAAAAGAATCAAATTTGAATAATTTGTTACAACAGCATCAACAGCATGACTTTGAGCAGTGCTAGTCTCAACTGTAGTTTTTTTGCTGTCAAATTTAGTAGTCGCAGTAAATCCTCTCTTACACCCAGTAAGAGTTCTAGTTGAAATATTTACAGACTCATACTGAATAATCTCACTACCGATTCCAATGACACCACCATCAGTAGAGAGACCATCAATTTTATCTACAACGATAGAAGTGGCATTGGCATCAATTGCAGATGCCAATTTATGAGTTTTGACTAGGTTGAACTTTCTCAGATTATCAACATTAGAATATTCCAGAAAATTATTCTGAATATCTAAGACACCACCAGATACCTCTAATGACTTATAATACTCTTCAAAGAATTTTACAAAAGTAGGAAACTCATCAACAATGAAACTTGGTAGTTGCTGATCAACTAAATCTGATATTGTTAACTTATTAAAATTCATTTTACGCTACTTCTCTGAATACCTGGAAAGTACTATCTTGTAATGCGAGGTTTAAATATACCTCTCTAACCGCAGTGATATCATCATTTCGGGGAACTGCTGTAATGAAGATATTATTATCAGCATCACTGCCACTTGTAATTTGAAGTGAATTTATAGTCACATCTCCTTTATCAAAATTTACTTTACCAACGTCATCAATTAAGATCTTCTTATTAGCAGTAACTGCATCAATACTATATATCCTAATTGTTCCATCCTCAATATTTTCAAAATATGCATCTTCATCAAACCCACTAATTCTAAATTTAGTGCTAGTGATAGTTGTTTGACCATCACAATATGATTTGAATGGATTTACATAACAAAGCAGATATTGTGCTTTAGTTGCAATCGCTGGAACAAGTTTTTTTCTTAATCTAAACTCAGTAACATTTCCAGCAATAGAATCTTGAGAAGAGTCAATAACTGTAGTAACTTTACTCTTTCTAATAACTCCACCAAACTTACTGAGATTATTGGTATCATTATATTCAGTAAGATTAGAGATAATCAAATTTCTAATTTGTTCGGTGTTTAGATTTGTTTGAGTCTGGTTATAATACACTTTAGATTGAACTAAAACATCAACAATAGAAGGATCTACAATAACAGGAGTTACCGATGCTACTGTAAATTTCTTCAATTTTGATAAAATGTCATTTTTGGTAGAATTACTCAAAAGATCGCTATATTTTGGTTTAATTGCAATCTTGACACGACCATATTCAGGTGGTTCTTCATTTTCGCCACCATATACAATAATATCAGCAATGGCAGAGTATAATCTTTGTGTGATTACCTTATAGTCCTCTAATGTTACTGCTCTATTTTGTGCAGAGTAGAATTTTGGTGCATTTGCCTTAATTGCATCATCAGATTCAATATCATCACCTCCACTACTGCCTGCTTTTACAGTAACATTGATTCCATTCAAAATTCGGTCACTATTTTCATCATAAATTTCTCCAGAGAATACAAAATTTTTAATATTGTTGCTATTTTCTCCAGATGATGTTAAATATGCAACTTCAATGACCTGACCATCTTCTAACGCTTTTCCTAAAACTCCATCACCAAAAATTAATTCATATCTATTGTCATCAACTTCTTGTACGAAAAATACTGGATCAGTTGCTGATACATCCAGAATATTTGTTACTTTTTCAAATTTAGTTATTGAAGATGAATTAGCATTTTCTTTGACAGTAACTCTTATAGTCTCTGTATCAAGATTTGCAGTTGGAATAATAAATTTTTGATTAGGAATGGTTTCATCTACAAGAAAATTAAATGTGAGGTAGACACCTTCAGTAATTTTTAAGTTATCGTTCTGATTTTGATTGCTGACTAAGCAAATATTATTGACAACTGGACTTACAACATCATCAAGTACTGAAAATTGATAAGTTTCACTTCGGTTTTCTGGATTTGAAGCAATAAAGCAATTTCCTTTCTTCAATGTAAGAAATTTTGGCACTAATCTTTGGTCAATTGCAGCAGTTGCTGTAAAATCTACCTTAAGTTCAATTTGTGCTGTAGATGAAGTCTTTGATTTAGCCGTATATCCTAACTGCTTAGCAATTTTTACTACATTGTCTCTCAATGAAGCAGAAGGCAAGAAACTTTCATTAACTGCCATCGTTGTATTGAAGGCAGTATAATAAGTATTATATGCCAAAAGATCAACTACTGCTGAGAGAGTTGATCCCTCAAAATCATAATCAGTAAAATCTGTATTACGCCTCAAGTATTCAACCAGAGCAGATCTGATATCAGCGTAATCTAGAGAACTAACTTGTGCGAATGCCATGGATTATAACTTTGATGAAGACGTTAACGTTAATGAAGTTGTGAATACTTTTGGATCAGTATCAGGAATTGTGTAGACAATTTGAATATCATACGAATTTTCTTCATAATTTAAGTCTACCAATACTTCCAATAAGTTAACTCTAGGTTCATAAGTAGAAATCAAGTTCTCTACTTCAGATTTCAGAGATCCAGCGGTAGCAAAATCAAAGGGTTCAAACAGCAGATCAGGAATACCACTACCAAATGATGCGTTGAAAACTTTTTCGCCCTTCCTATAAGAAAATAAGTTAAGGAGAGATCTCTTAATTGCATTCTCATCCTTGAGAATATTGAGATCTTTTCTTAACGGGTTAATTTTAAATGTAAAACTCAAGTCCTTATAGGATCTTGATGGATTCAACGCCATTTGGTAGTAGGTTTTTTAGTTATTTATAGAGGATTATTACATGTGTATCTTTAAATTGAAGGCAAAGGAGATTCTAGATTTATCTGTAGTATTTGTACTCACTTTATGAAGGGTGTTTGCAGGAAACAAAACCATTTGACCTGGAATAGGATTAATTCTATAATTACCACCAAAATTATATCTCATCAAAATTTCTGGACGAACATTTTCATGCCACATATATTGTGAATATTGAAGATCATTTTGGAATTCTAAATTACCAGACCCTGGTCTAATATCAATCCACAGACAACCTGCAATATCTGAATATGGATGGCAATGCCATTCATTCATACAATCTTTATTATTTACATTCAACCAACAATTTAAAAGTTCAATTTGAATATTATCTTTAAATATATCTCTTAACGCTCGGTTTGAGTGAGTCAATACAAACTCAACATACTTTTTAAAATTATCTCTTCTATGAATATTTGACTCAGACTGCCAACCTCCCAAATTTGACTTCATTACACCATCAGTTTCTGACATTTCATGATAAGTATATTCCACTAAAGATTTTTTAATGGAATCAAACTCAGGTTTTGTGTTGTGTTTAATGAGTAAAGTTGGAAAAATTGGTATAATATCAGTCATCAAGTCTCTCGGTATAAGTAGTTTCAGATTTTTTCTTGTTTGTTGCCTTCTTCAGCAGTCTGTCAGAGTCAATTTGAGTGATTAGAGTCATCCCAGACTTAATAAAATCTTTACTTTTGTCAGTCGGTGAGTTTCCCATCGGTTTTTTGTGCAGTTTTTACAATTTTGTAATCATTTCCAAGAATTTCTTGCATCATTGCATCATTCCAATGTGCATAATATCCAGATTTTGCCAAAATTTCGCGATGTTGACGCAATTTTGCCTTTGATTGACACAACATTAAGTTGTATTTACCATTATTTGTCTGAATTCCATTAAGAAAAGTATGATAATTAGCACAATCTTCCAAAAATATGAATTCTGGGTAGATTGTGTTGTAAATTTCACACCACATTTGGATAGCATCAGCATCAAGATAGTCTTCAACGACAAAAATGACGACATCACACCCTTTAATAGGGATGATATCGTCAATCGGCGCTTCTACGACCTCATATGATGCAGAGTTAGAG